GAAATTGGGTATGACAATTTCATCTGTCGCCGCCGTTCCAAAGGTATTCATGAGTACATGCAAACTGATCGAATTGGTAGTAGGTTCGGCTTTCAAATATACGCCTGGAGAGTTGTTGGCTACGTTTTTACCGTTGTCATCCCCTCCTTGTTCTCCTTTATTGAACACATGTAAAAAGGAGGTGTTGGCCATGTCCATGTCGTTGACGTTAATCCATACTGACCATGAAAATTCAATTCCCGATTTATTTTTGGATCGATCGAGAGGAACACTTCCTTCCAAATTTGGATCGACGGGAATGTATTTGGAAAGATTGCCCGGAATCATTCCCTGTACTATATATTCTTGATCGCTGTTCATCAACGACGTAACTACCCCCATCAGGATATTTAATAAGAGAATGAACATGACGATCATGACCAACGTAAATATGAAGATTGAGAATGGATCATCGCTATATAAAAACTCCATATATATACAGAGTAAAATAAACAAATTATATTGCTATAATTTGTTTTTGATAAAACAGTTCCTCGATTGTTTAGTTCGAGTAAGCAAGACCGCCCATGCCCGACATGATGCGGAGCACGTTGTAGTTGGTAGCATAAACACGGACCTTCGCAGTCGCCGAGCCCGTAACCGTGGCGTTTGAGAGAATGAGCTGAAGAGTGGCGTTATCAATACGAGAGAAGTTGCATGTGCCGGACGGCTGGTGCTCCTCAGGCCGGAGAGCGAACGAGTACACGTTGATGCCGGTGTCCGGGGTGCGCGAGTGCGCCTGGAACGGCTGAACAAGGTCGAAGTAGCTGCCCTCACGCTCCGAGAAACGATCCTGACCGTTGAGCTGGAGCTTGGCGGTGACCACCGGGTTGTCGCCCCAGCAGTGGAGGTTCAGCGCGGTCTCAGCGAGCACGAAGGTGCCCGCATCCGAGACGGTGGACTGAAGGTCGGCACCACCCGAGGCAGCACCAAGGTTGGCCGCCAAGTATCCGGGGCCAGCCGCGGTGCCCGACTGGTTGCCGCTGAGGTCAACACCCCACGACGCGGTCGCCGAAACATCACCCGCGCCCGCAGACTCGAACAGACCATCGGCGGTGATGAACGAGAAGTTGTTGCCGCCCGAGGCACCGTTGCTCGCGAAGTCGGCAACCGACTTGGGGCCGCCGAAGGCATGGATCGCGTTCGGGAGGGCATCGACGGCGTCGGTGTAGTTGAACGGCTGGGCACCAAGCACGCGGCAGAGACCCTGCGAGTTGACCAGCGAGCTGCAGTAGTCAACGTTGGCATCCGGCTGGACAACCCAGATGAGCTCCTTGACAGGGTGGTTGAAGTTGAGCTTGATCTTGTTTGACGAGGAACCGACCGACTCATCACCTGTGAACTGGAGCTGCTCAATCAGGTACTCGTGGGGGTTCTGGGCCATGCGCCGGCGCTCGTCGGTGTCGAGGAACACGTAGTCCACGAACAGCGAGGCAGCCACCAGCGACTGGTTGTAGGCCGAGTTGACCTTGACACCGGTCGAGTCAAGGGAGCTGACCGCCCACAGGCACTCATCAATCGGGCGAAGATCGATGTTGATGCGGACCTCGTGGTACTGGAGAGCAATCAGCGGGAGGGCAAGACCAGGGTTCTTGCAGAACCAGAACTGGAGGGGAATGTAGAGGGTGGTCTCGGGGAGGGCGTTGCGGGGCGCGCACACCTGCTTGGGGGCATCCGACTGGCACGGGCCGTCGACGTTGGAGAAGGAAGGGTCGGTTATGTAGGTGAGCTGGGTCGTGTTGCCTACCATCGCGTGGTAGCCCTTCTCCTGACCGGCGGCCATGGTGAGCTGGTTCCAGATGTGCATCCAGTCGCCGTAGTGGCGGTCGATGCGCTGGCCGCCAATCTCCACCTCCACCTGCGAGATCAGCTGCTCACCAGGGTAGTCGAGCCAGCGAGCGAACACATCGCCGGTCGAGTTGCGAAGATCCTGCCCGATCTGGGGCAGGGTGACTTGAAGCATCGTGCCGTAGGCAAGATCGCCGTTGCGCGAGATGGTGCAGGTGACGCGGCGGCCGAAGTCCGCCTGACCGTTGAACGTCTGCTCAATCGACTCCATCGCGAAGTTGGTGTATCGGCGGTAAGTCACCTTCCAGTAGGTAATCTGCGGGTTCCCAGTAAGATAGACGTCCTGGGCGCCGTAAGCTACAAGTTGCATTAAACCTCCTCCCATGCTATACTATTGCTAAAGAAAAAAATTATTTGTATTTCTTTATAAAATTAAACAAAAAGGATGGTTCAAAGTATTCCTTAAGATTATCATGCTTCTTGGTAAATACGTAGGTTTTGCCATTTCTACGTACAGACCACCCGTCCTTAATGGCATTCATGATAATTCTACGTTTTACACTCATACCTTAATCCTAGAAACAATACGTTGATTTTTAATTTAAACATAATCATGATGAATCAATTATGCCTTTAAAAAATAAGCCAATTAAAAAAGAGGAGATTGCAATACATATGTTAGATACAAAGCATACGGAGTTCGTTCAACGGTTCTCCAACGAAAATACATCCATTATTCCTAAATTGAAGGATGATTTGCTAGAGGAAACGGATCCAATTAAAATGAAAAAACTGACTAAAAAAATAAAGGATTTGGAGGAGTACCAAATGAAATATTACTTAAGTAATTGCAATCATATTTTTTCTTATTTCGAAGACAAAAAGGAAATTTCCGAGTGCAAATCCAAGGTCAAAATTTTACATCATTTCTTTAATCCGGACAAAAAAGCGGAAGAGGTGTCCGCCAAATTGACGACACATTCCCTAGAGTATTTAAAAAACATCGATGAATCGTTTTTGAGTGGAGATTCCTACATCTACAACAATTCGATCTGTAAAAAGTGCGGGATCGGTGAGCTGATCCACGTGGATTATGAGGGTGTTATGATTTGTAATAATGACCGGTGTTCTTGTCAGTTTCAATTGCTGATTGAAAATGAAAAGCCTTCCTATAAAGATCCTCCGAATGAAATCTGTTTTTATGCCTATAAAAGGATTAATCATTTTCGGGAGATTCTTGCACAATTTCAGGCCAAAGAAACCACACAAATTCCCGAAAGTATCATCGAGAACATCCAGTCCCAAATTAAAAAGGAGAGAATCCCGATTGAAAGCATGACCAATAAGAAGACGAAAGAGATTCTCAAGAAATTCGGCTACAATAAATATTATGAGCACATTCCGTTCATCAAAGACAAGTTGGGGATTAAACCTCCTGTCATGAGTCCGGATTTAGAAGAGAAATTGTGCAGTTTGTTCATGGAGATTCAGAGGCCGTACGCCAAGTTTTGTCCCGAAGATCGCGTCAACTTCTTGAATTACTACTATACGATTTATAAGTTATGTGAACTCTTGGAAGAAGATGATTTTCTTCCGTATTTTCCGATGTTAAAAGATCGAGAAAAGCGTATTGAACAGGACTCCATCTGGAAGAACATTTGTCAGGAATTGAATTGGGAATTTATTCCTACTGTATGATGTAAAGACTATCTTTTAAGTAATCCTATGGCGTTCTTATGGAAGGATTATCCCCACACGGTAAATCTGTTTAAATCGGGCTCCGCCATTCCATTAGAACTTGAAGAGGGCAATTTTATTTTAACGAATCTCTACCCTGACGGTATTAAAATCGTAAAGTTTTATGGAGTCATTACGGAACAAGGACCTCGAGGATTTACGTATCTTCCATGGAATTTGAAAGAGAAGCGATGGGCCACTCCGCCTCAAAGTATGAGAGTCGACCCTCGATTTATCATGTGCGAGCCTGCAGGAGTCGGCCATTATGGGATGATGATTTCTTGTGAACATATTGAAAAGCTACCGTTGCCAAATTAATATATCGTTATCCTATGTACGAATATAGTTTTTATGTAGTCTACATTTTACTTTTGACCACAGGAACCATAACTTTTATTGAAGCCTTACGTACGAAGGATCAGACGGTTCGAAACGTGTTAAACTTGGAAACTTGTATTTCGATCGTCGCCGCCTATTTTTACAGTCTGTTTATTACTCGAATGAATGCAGGAGACAGAGAAGATGTCATCCATCTTAGGTACGTCGATTGGTCGGTGACCACGCCGATGTTGCTGCTCTCTCTCATTCTAACGACCCTTTATTCTACGGGAGGGGGTCTGATCCACTTGAATGACTTTTTGATTACGATGTGTCTTCATTACGGGATGTTGTTATTCGGATATTTAGGAGAAACGGGACGTCTCGATAAAGTGATGGCCAACATCATCGGTTTCCTCTTCTTTGGAGGATTGTTCGGGTTTATTTACAGAACCTACATGAAAAAGTACACGCTGACAAGTATGGTCTTGTTCCTGACGTATGTTATCGTGTGGGGATTGTATGGAGTTGTATACTTTTTCCCTACGGATGAAAAAATGTTAGGGTATAATGTATTAGACTTGATTTCTAAATGTTTGGTGGGACTCTTTTTATGGGCCTATTTTGCCAAGGTAGTTGTCCTTTAATCCCACGGGTTCCTGTGCCAAATGGCGAAAGGAGTTTCACTCTTGATGTACTCCATGTCGACATTTGCAGTTCCATTCCACATGTTCCGAACGATGTTCAGTTGTCCTACCGCAACCTCCGAGATCTTGTTGGCAAACAATTGC